TCTTTTTCGCAACATTGCCCCAAGGAGAAAGTTTCTTTACAGCATCCTCGCCCAAAATTCTTTCTATACGATTACATAAGTAAGGTATATCGAAGAACTCCACGTTCCAGCCTGTTATAATATGAGGATAGTCATTGGAAAAATCCTCTAAAAATGTTTTGAGTAAGTGCGATTCGTCTTTACATAAAATATAGGAGGCATCTTTCCTGTAATTTTGATATGGTTGTAATCCGTAGGTCTTAAGTTGTTTTGTTTGATTATCCTGTATGGTTATTAAGAGTACTTTTTCCGTAGGATTATTGACATCGGGGAAACCTTCATCTGCAGATGTTTCGATGTCTAAAGTCCAAATTTTAATTTTAGAAATATCAAATTCTAGATCAGTAGGAAAGGTATCTGTAATATATTGATATGCAAAATTTGTATTACCAAAGATCGGAAAATTATCTACATCTCGATATCTTTGAACAAAATCTCTAGCTTCATTGATATCCTCGAAATTGACAGTATCTAAATATTCCCCGTATATAGATGTATACTTTGTCTCTTTTTGAGATTTAACAAACAGAGTAGGCTTGAACCTAACCCTATCCAACACATCTTTGCCATTATTGATCCCTCGTACTAGGATATTATTCCCATATTGATTAACACTAGTGTAAAATTTCATTAATCTTTCTCATCTTAGAAATCATATAAATAATAAGTATATTATATGCATTGCGATAAATCAATAACTAAATAGGGAAATTTAACCAAAATGAAGAAGAACCTAATAGGTGCATTCTTCGTTATGTCTTTGGGTAGTTCAAATGATTTGATCATAATTCACGAGAAAGTCGGTGAATCATGGATCCCATAACACTTTTAGCAGCCGTAACTGCTGCATTCAACGGAGTAAAAAAAGCAGTAGAAGTAGGTAGAGAAATCTCGGACATATATTCCCAGTTGTCATCTTGGGCAGGACACGTAGGCAATCTCCAGGATGCTATACGAGGAATAGAAGAAGAGGAAAAAAAACCTAGCATCTGGAAAAAAATAACTTTTGAAAAATCTGAAACTGCTGAAGCATTTGACATATATGCCGCTAAGCAAAAATTAATTGAGATGGAAAAAGAAATCCGCCATATGTTTTTGTATGGGGATCTCAATCATCTGGGCATGGACGGTTATAATGAATTTAGAACCATGCGGCAGCAGGTGAGGGATAAAAGAAACAAAATCTTTAAGGATCAGAAAGAGGCAAGAGAAAAATTTATAGATGATCTAAAATTATATTCAATACTTGGTGTGTCGGTGTTGGTAGGTATCCTTGGTTTATGGTTCGTTATAGAATTGTTATTCAAATACGCATAAACGGAGGAAGGAATGGAAACCAAGCAGTTTGAAAAGGGTAGTGCATATGTCAAATACGATGTGGATGGCGATGGAATCGTTACAGATCAGGAATTGTCTGTAATGAAAGAATTAACCGAAATTGAAAGAGCAGATAGAAAACAACGGCAACAACGATACATGGCCTGGGTGGCAATATGGAGCATGATAGTGTTCACATTTGTATTATTCTCACCGGTAGTATCTGATGCTAGGGTAAACGCGCTTGCGGATCTTTTAGGATTATTCTATATAGCCCAGGCAGGTATTGTGGGAGCGTTTATGGGAGTGTCCGCATGGATGTCTCGGAAATAGTATTTGACTGGTATGTTTTATTACTAATCCGTATGTGGTTTTTACCTTACGAATTAATTAAACAACACTCAGCTTAGGATCTTTCGTTATAGGCGAGGATACAATTTGAATTCCTGATCCAAATATAGCATTATATTGATTGAATACTTCCTCAGCTAATTCTGCCTCCCACACAATCTTATCTTTTGATAATGTTATAGTGTGGTCTTTTGTATAACCTGCGTATGGCACCAGTGCCATTGAATGTTGATCTGGAGTAGATCTAGAGGCAATAAGCATAACTGCACAGGGTTGCTTAATTGTTATCAAATCTTTTTCTTCAATTATTTCTCCTACTACTTCTTCACTAGTAACAAGTTTTAAAATCTTAACCATTAAAAATCTCCATAAGGATAATTATATTGAATGGGAGGCCAGCTGGCCTCTCATTTTTACTTTAAAAATTAATTAGTTTCTGTTTCATCTTCTTCCTCTAGAAGTAACTGTTTATTAGATTTAGAGGATTTTGTCTCAGAATCACCTTCCTTAACTTCAATTTTCTTTGGCTTCTTATGATCAGGAATAATTTTTTCTAATGCGATCTTAAGCATACCATTTACCATAAATGCGTCCTTAATCTCAATCTTATCATCGAGGGCAAAGGTGCGGGTAAAGTTACGTGTCGCAATTCCTTTATAAAGCCAGTCGAAGGTATTGTTATCTTCATTTGCGTTACCGGAAACGATTAATTTGTCGTCAACAAATTCAATTTCAATTTCCGATTTTGAAAATCCAGCAACAGCAATCTCAATAACATACTTGTTATCTTCCACTTTTTTGATATTATAGGGAGGGTAATTTGGAATATTCTGAGTTAAATCATCGTGGACTTTAGCCAGACGATTATATGTGTCATCAAATCCTACGAAGAATTTATCGAAGTCTTTAAATACTGAAGGACCGAATGCGATTTTGCCTAGAGTCATAATAGTCTCCTTAATTAAGCGAGTTAATAAAAATGCTACCCTTGCGGCGTAGCTAATAATAGCATAATATACTTATCATGCTATGTCAATATTATTTATTATAATTTATACCTTTTTTCTTACCAATATTATACTTTGTTTCTAGCTTCCATTCATCTTTTTCCTTGTGGGAAATGACCTTTATCTGGGATAAGGGTGCGGTATCTAAAAAGCGAGAAGGTTCTATTAGTGTTACTAGACCCCAATCTACAAGAAGCTTTGCTATAGTGTTCCTTCTTTCAAGATCATTATCGGTAAGTTCTGCCGATTTACCATCCAAAGCAAATAGTTCTTTAAAATGAACTATAAAGTATCTTCCCTGTTTATGTAGAATATGACAGCTCTGATATAATGTCTTATCTTTACGGGAAGCTACTCCAATACGAGTTAATGTTTCTCGCACTTTAAGAAAATCATCGGGCTCAGCAAGTATAACTTCCAAAGGATAGTAACCCGGGAAATGTATATTAATAATCTGATCGTTCATTTTCTACCACCCTTTGCTAATCTCGTTTTTAATTGTTCTAATTGGGATTGACTTAGGAGGGGGAGTACTTGTTTAGCTTTTTCTGTGCTGTAACCATAGTATTCCTTAATAATCTCCAATTCATCTACCTTTTCGGCCTTGATCCATTTGTTGAATCTCTTGCTAGGCCTAATTATATTTATAAGGAACTGAAATTGGAGGACTTTATCCAAATGAGGTCTAGAATTCATCTCATTCGCAGGGATTACTGTATCATGTCCATACGAAAGTCCCTTATTGACGATATAGGGATTGTATTGTTTTTCAGACCAATCATCGACTATGAGGTTTTCTTTGCTATAATGTATAGCATTTACAAAATCAAAAGGGGAGATTGTTGGGGATTTATACTCCTCTTCTACATACTTAACTACAGGAGTCTCGTCAAATAGCATCGGTATTTCCTATCTCCACAACATAATAATCATATGTAAGAGATTCATTTGCAATATATAGATCGGCCTCCATCTCATTAGAAAAAATTTCTGTTCTGCTTAGAACATTACCTCGGAAAAATTTAACTATCACGTTATTCATAATACCATCCTAAGAAGACCTACAGAATCAATAGTTACTAATAGCATATAGTTGGCAAGCATACCAAATGAACGACGAGTCCAAGCAGCCCAAGCATACATAGAACAACCAAGTATCCATATAGGATAAAGTACTAGAAGCGGTGGATTAGGTACGGTAATAGCCATAATGATACTGCAGCCAATAGAAGCACCCCAAGCAAAAAACTCAATAATAAACCTAATCCGGTCGGATGCATAATCTGCCTTTATCCACTCCCAGGTCGGGCGAAAAAGATTGTTCATTTAATCTCAATAGTTGCCATGATTTCTGTGAGACATGCAACAAGATTAATTTCCTGATCCGCACAGAATGCAGATTTATACTGATAATCTGCAAGCAATAGTACAAACTGAGGTACTTGTTTAACATGATCCGTCAAGCTATCGTAAATTTTTCTAAAAAGACTAGCAGGATCATTGTCTATATTATTAACTACCCAGGATCTCATCTTTTTCCAATCTTTTTCTTTTAAAGAAGATATAAGATCCGATATATTAATTTCACCTAGATTAACCAAAATACCTTCATCTATCTTCCCAGCAGACGAGTAGCGCTGAAGCTCATTTAAGATTCTTCTATAATCCGGAAAATGTTTCTCAACAACTTTCGCAATAGCCTTGGGGTCAAATTCAATCTTTTCGTAGCTTAGTATCTCGGATAATCTTTTAAAAAATGCTGCGGCAATCTTGGGTTTTTCTGCCTTATCAATCTTAAATTCAATAACCGAACATCTAGAATGAAGTGGAGGAATAATCCTATTCTTAAAGTTACAAGTAAATATAAATCTGCAGTTTTGCGAGAACTCTTCGATAAATCCCCTAAGTGCAGGTTGAAAACTTTGAGGATTAGTATAGTCTGCCTCGTCTAAGATCACAACCTTTGTCTTACCTGTAAATGATACGGTAGATGCAAATTGACTGATCTTAGTACGAAGTACATCAATACCATTTTCAAGAGAGGCATTGATAAAGAGGTAATCTAATTGCATCTCTTCACATATTGCTTTTGCCACAGTAGTCTTGCCCACGCCCGCAGAACCACAAAGGAGCATATTCTGTATATCACCTTTGTCTATCATTTGTTGAAATACTTTACGTTGTCCTGCGGGAAGAATACAATCACTTATTTTCTTTGGGCGCCATTTCTCCACCCAAAGATATTCATTTTCATTCATAATATAAAACTCCTAGGTTAAACTACAGAGTCAGGTTCCATCGCAATAAAATACTCAATATTTTTAGTCTCATTCTTAAAGTGAAATACTTTCTTCTTAGAGATAGTTACCGTATAGGCATCAGGAATAATCTTAAAATTTTCGACTGCCATATGGCATTCAAAATCATTTTCACTTTCGCCGATATTAGCTTTGTAAGTATTTGCTGTATCATTCTTTTTATCTCCAATAGTCATAGCAACTTTTTTATCTTTGCATGATACAGAAATAGTAGGCGCACCGGTAATTGCAGCAGCTTTAGCAATCATATTTACTTCTTCTGCAGTTAATTTAAACTGATAATGATTATCTACGTCGATAGATTTATCGGGCGCTGCTACGATAACATTCGGACTGGAATAAAAATACTCAAACTTGCCGCCATTCTTTTCAATGGTCAAACTCTTTTCGCCAAATTCTACATTCTGATTTTCCATCAGAGTTAAAAGTGCCAGCAAAGAATTAAGATCATAGATTGCTACTTCTTGAGGAAAGTCTTCCGCAACATCTGCCTTAGCAAAAATATTTTTTGCGGTACTGATAGTTGAAAGCGTCTTACCTTTTCGAATTAGAATATTGCTATTTACCATAGCAAAGTTTTTTAACACTTGGATTGTTTCATTACTAATCTGCATTATTTAGACTCCTTAGTTTCAAGATCATGCACGTACAACATTATTAAAGCATAGTGTAACACCTTTAGTATATCTTTCCTATTCCTACCTTCTTTCTTACCATACCTTTGAATATATTTCATTACATTTCCTGCGGTGAATCCTATACCATGCCCATTATCAATAATAAATTCGGTAGTTTGAAATTTATTTTGAGAATAATGTTCACCATATGTGCCATCAATATACTCAGATAATTCTGATAACAGATTAGGTTCATCATATTTGTAATTTATACGGACCAAGGTAGTTCTCCATTATATTTTTGTTTCATAATTTCGTTTCCTCTCAAGAAAAATTCTGCCTTAACTGAATCTGGTCTATTGCCTACTCGATAATTTAAACTGTACTGCATACTACCCTGATATGAATAATCATACTGTCTCAGATAATACATAATTAATCTATCCATTTCAGGCTGATCGTCTGGATGTCTGGCTCGACGATACCAGGCTGAAGATATCTGCACCGCAAGTTTAACAGGCAAGAAATAACATCCAGTATCTAAGAAATATTCTTCATCACTTAAACAGGTTGGCCATAATCCTAGACTTTCGCAGTCGTCATTGCAGATATAATTACCTTCGCTATCTACGATCTTTCTAAAGGAAAATGCCCATTCGTGTTTGTCTGTTACTTTAATTAGTTTTTCTACATGGTTTGGATCCAACCAGTTATCCTCATCTAGAAAACAAACATAATCTGCTTCTGCTAGATACGTCATCGCCCCATATATCCTATGCCCATTATAACCGCTATGTCCAGTGTTATATGGTAAAGCTATGAAGGTAGTTCTATCAAAACATTTTACTTTATCTTCTAACCTATTGTTAATATCTGGACCATCTGATACTACAAGATGAGTTAGGTTATCATAGGTTTGTGCTGCAACAGATTCTAAATTTTGTTGAAGATACTTAGTACCAGTTGTTGGTGTAATTACCGTTACTCTTTTACTCATACTTTATCACCTTAACTCCTTCGGGTACCCGAATAGGAAATCCGCCATCCTTTGCTTTTCTAATATCGTGATAGTATACATTATTAGATTTTATCATGCCTCGTATAAACAACTGAAAAACTAAATTATGAATAGCGCTACTTATAACATGAACTTCTTTAGCATTGCAGATAGTATCTATATAATCCAGCAGATCATCTGTATCCGATTTATCTACAACATGCTTTGGCAAGTTTGATTCTATTGGTAAATCGAAGATTTTATAGCTACAGACATTATGTACAAATATATAATCTTCTCCTAGCTTTGTCAATGTCTTATTATAAAATTCCTTGGATCCTTTTAAATTTTTAGGGAATTTAAAATTGGAAAATTCTAGATCAGGATCTAAATCATACTGAGTATAAAAAGATTCCTCGAATGCATCAAAGTTGCATTTATCAAAACCTACCTTATAGATCGGTAGATTATTTTCTTCAGAGAATTTTATGCTATCTACAAACTCATCTTCTACAGGTAGTATTTTTATCTTATCAGAATAATCCTGATAAAGATGCGAAACGGTTTTTAGATAAGGTTTTTTACACACTAAATTAACTTCATCAAAATTATGCGCAAATACATGAACCAACCCATTGCACATAAAATGATCGCCTAGCCCCGTGTGGTGAAATAATACTATCTTTTTCATATTGTCGCCCGATATAATTTTTCATGTATAGTAATATGCTAAATAACGTCTGTCACCCTTTATATAACTAAATGCCTTCTGTAAGTCTTCCGGCAAAGATTGGTACATCATAGCCATTTCTTTTTCAGCCTGTTCCTTATTATAATTAGTTCCCTCTGGATGGTCAATGGTATGCGAATAATCTCGTAGCACTGGTCTTTTCATAATATAAGACATTGCTGGAAAAATAATATCCCAGCACCAACCCATCTTATAGGGACTAAAGTCAAGCTTTCTGTTATGATATTCTTGTATAACATCCTTGTGTATGAACCAACATGTACAATCTGTGTTAGCTACAACTTTTAAATTTTCTATACCTATATCCAAATTATCAACATCTGTACGAGAAGAATCATACCAGGTATAATCTATATTAGGCGCATATATTCCGCAATTAGTTTCTCTGAAAGCATTTTCTGCATCCTTGTATAATTGTTCCCAGTTATCATATGAGGCATCCCCCTGAATATGGAATAGAATATCGCCATCAAAAAGTTCTAATGCCTTTAAGAATTGATCTGTGAAGTAACTTTCTTCACCTATATTATGCCAGCCATATTCTTTGTATAGATCGTCACTATTAATAACAATCGCTTCTATTCCTAACTGATGTAGCTGGGTAATTTTATGTTTTGTCTTGGCATATTGTCCCCGCCAATTAAAGATGAATGTTTGTATCTTCATTCCCGCATCTCGATCTTATTATATACAACAGCATCAAACCAATTAAGAAAATTATTTAAAATCATATAATCTTTAGGCAATCGATTTAAAAGCGGAGGCTGTTCTAAGTACTCTTTGTATAACTCGGGAGAACGATCCACTTCCATTACATACTCTGCTAGTTCTTCTAAAGTGTCATATTGATGGGCATTAATAAATGCCTTACTGTTAAAATCAGAAGTAACTAAAGGATTGCCCCAGTATATAGGAACTGTACCAGCATAAAAAGCATGGAGGATTTTTTCCGTAGTATAACCGGGATATGAGTATGGCTCAAAACAAATATTAAATTTCCTAGTTGATAGGAAATCTATTTTAGCTTTTTCCCCATCTAGATTAATATCCATATTCTTAAATACTTTACCTGGGCTATCTACTCGTTTAATCTTATCTAACATATGAAAGAAATCGTTACGAGCTTGGCAATTAGGATTGCCTACTACAAAAGAACAGAAATCTGTTTTTTCTTTAATCTCTCTATCACCTAACAAGTAATAATAATTATAGCCAGTTTGATGAATTTGATCTAAAGACCACATGTAAATTATGAACAACGGCAATCTATAGTGCCAGGTGTTGAAATTATGATCGAAGGAAATAGCATAGTGACAATCATAATCTTCAGGCCGCTGATTCTCACCTGTATAGAATATTTTAACTACATCTTTCTTATCGTAGTTTTTATTATTCTCTCCAAAGTTTCTATCACCAAATATTAAATAATCTGGACTTTCATTATCTAGTTCAATGTCATATCTATTAGCTAACAGGCTATGAAAGAATTTGGCTAAGTGATCGTGAGTATCGGTAAATCCTAATTTTAATTTCTTCATAGAGAACCTACAGCATTTTCTAGTGCACTAGATACATCAAGTATATCTTGATCCGACAAAGTATGAGTAGCGCCACCAACACCAGTAATCGGAATAATCTTATAATCTGCCTTATAGGATAATCCATTTGACATAGTTTCAGTTGGAGCTTTGCCTATACCCCAGCTAACATTAAACGACAAAAATTTCTTATCAGAATTCATATAGTTATTCTTTGTTTCACAGAATACAAATGGTCCAGAATTTTTACCAACAATGAGATTGCAATTTTCGCTAAGATATGAAATCTCTTGAAGATCGCAGTTGTTCTTTTTTCTATCTTCCCAAGGAGCTCTCTTATCCTCAACCTCAGTATCAACTATGATATCTTCGGTAAAGTAAATATTTGTCTTTGATGTTTCGAATTTTTCCGTGCAGATAAAATCCACATTAATAAATTTATCTGACAAAGGTTCAAGAAACTCTCGCATATCAGAGTTAAAGGATTGCCCGGATTTAGGAACTCCATTACACAACAATACTCGTTTTCTTTTCCCAGATGTTTCCAAGAATTTGTCTATACTTTGTACATTAAATCTAGAAAAATCAATACTTGGTAAATAAAACTCTTTTTCCTCTTTTAAAGAAATACTTGTTCCAAAGAAAGAGTTAACTGTATCTATAATTCTTTGCCAGGAATGCCAAAGAGAATTCATATTAATTCCGCCATGCTCGCAGAACAAATCCCAGTAACATCCTATCCAGGTATTTACATATAGAACATCTTCATCTTGATAGAAAGGAGACTTATCATCTAAGTGTCCGGGATCTCCTACCTTCGGAATATCTAGATCTCTAGTTAACTTAGGATGATTAAAATGTAGATACTCAAATTCTACATCAGTCAATTTATTTTTTAACTGTCGTATAAATTCTTTGTGGGTTAGTAAATCACCTCGATGATAGTGATTAAAGAATACAATCTTAGCCATTGTCTATTCCCTTATATAATTTAACAGAATCTTCTCGCAAAGATTTGTTATTTGTAATAGCATCATCTACTAATAGATTAACTGCTTGTACAAATTTAGGCCTTTTAACTTTAAAACAGATATCGCATTTTCTTTTTAATTCCGCGATCTCCTCATCTGTTTTAGCAGCCTGAATAGCATCTTCTAACATCCACATTCTAATATGAATGATAGCAAGTTTTTCGACAACTTCTCCCAAGTTATCTGTAGCAATATATTCTGCATCGGGTATCTCTCTTTTAGAAAGAACACTATCTACAGTTTCTTTAATTACCTTTTCAAAAGTTTCACCGAGCATTTATTTTCCTTATAATAGTGTTTAGGCGGTGAATATCATCGTCATCTATAAAATGATTATTGCCTATATAGACTCCTTGATTATGAAGTATCTCTATATTATTATTACTACCTTTTTCTAGTTTATATCCTTTTCGTTTTAAAAAAGGCTGCTTTAATAAATTACCACTAACAATAGGTCTATATTCTATACCTTCGTCTTCAAATACCTTTTTCATATTTTGCATAATCTCAGGAGTTCTGCAGATAAAGGGTAAACAGAAACTACTATTACCAATAGCATTTTCTACATTATAAAATAAACTAAAATTTTCGTCTATAATTTCACTAAATATTTTTAGATTTCTTTTTCTTCTCTCAATCATTTTATCTAAACGTTTCAATTGAGAGGAACCCAACACCGCACAAATCTCATGGTTTCTAAAATTATATCCTTCGGTTACAAAAAGAAATTGCTTGTCTATCTCTGGCCACATATCTGCATGAAAATTTGGCATTAGGGATTCTCTCGCCATACCATGACTTCTTTTCATTTTCATTAGATCATATAGTTCGGTATTATTAGTAGATATCATACCGCCTTCAATCGTGGACATATGATGCCCGAAATAAAAGCTAAAGGTTGCTCCTAAGCTGTTAGCACCAATCTTTCTATTAGTTCTATCTTTCGCACCATGCGACTCACATATATCGTCTATAAAAATAGCATCTCGAAACAAACCACGTATATGTTCATTGTCTGCAGGATATCCTAGAAGATGGGTAGTAAATACCATATCAATATCTGGATGCTCCTTTGCTATTTCATAAGCATGTGCCGTATCAAAACTAAAATTGTACAGATTAATATCGCAAAATATAGGTTTCAATCCTAACTGCATTATAGGCGCAATATTAGTTACCCAAGTACAAGCAGGAACTAGTACCTTAGCATTTTTCTTAAGATTATATTTTTCCTTCACCGCATCTACAAGGAGAAGGTTTGCGGTACTACCCGAGGACACGTATAATGAATGTTTACTACCTAACCATTCATTCCATTCGTATTCAAATTTCTTTACCTTTTCCCCATTAGTAAATTTCTTTGTTGTTAAGGCAAAGTATGCCATTTTCAATCTATCAGCGAACGTGATAGTTTCGCCCATTAAAGGCCAAATTATTTTACTCATAAAATACCTTATTGCGGTGTTGTATAATGATTATAAAGTTCTTGTTCTTGAATTTTACCTGAAGGAATCAATCCAAATACTTCTGCTTCTCTCTTCCCCAAAATGCCCTCTACTGCTTTACCATCTTTGGTTATACAATCATGGGACCCATGGTAGTGAGTAAAATCGTGAACATAACTAATCTTGTCGGGAATAGAAAAGGCTTTTAAAACAATACCCATAACAACATGATCTCCCCATCTATGAGTTAGGAATCTCGGATCAGACGTCAATTTTTTTAGAAATGTTTGAACTTCATCTTGTAAAAATAATCCTGTCCTGGCGACATATAGATTAGTGAGGGGAACCCATAGATTATATTGGTCATACATATCCTCAGTATATTTGTCACCTAATAGACTATGAGCAACTGCGGGTATAGTGGCATTGGTTAGAGCATGATATTCTTCACAGAATCTAGAAACCAAATAGTCCATATTGTTATCTTGCATATACTGAAATACATCATATTTCAGTTCGTCTATAAACGTGTCTTCATCTATACGAAAAATATAATCATAATCTTTGACATATTTCCAGATATGAAAACAATTAAATTTGCACATCAATCTGTATCCAAGATGAAACCCTGGATCTTGTACAGTATACGTTGGTATATTTTCTGGCCAGATGAAATCTTTAGCTATATTAATAAAAGAGATGGTCTGATTTTTACTAGCTTCAATTATGGCATTCTGATGATCCTCAAGAATATTTCCCTCATGAAATATAAGTAAAGGATATTGCTCATCTAGATGTTTATTAAATTTTTCATAGATGAGAATATTCCTTTTAATTAATTTCCCATAATATTGTATCGACGGATATCCTCTCGACAATAATACTATTGCAGCCTTGGGTCTGGACATTACTTAGTCTCCTCATGAGTCATATACCATTCTACAGTCCTCTTCAGTCCTTCTTCAAAGGAAACCTTCGGTTTCCATCCGAGATCAAATAATTTTGTATTATCCATCTTTCTTCTAGGAGTACCATTAGGTTTATCTGTGTTCCAAAATATATCACCATCATATCCAATAGATTGCCTAATAATATCAGAAAGATCCTTAATAGTAATCTCAACATCTGAGCCTACATTAATATGTTCTTCACTATCATAATTATTCATTAAGAATATAGAAGCATCTGCCATATCATCTACGTACAAAAATTCTCTGGTAGGAGAACCGTCGCCCCAGGCTTCTATAGTAGGTAAGTTATTTTTCTTTGCATTATAAAATTTGTGTATCAATCCCGGTATAACATGACATTTTTCGGGATTAAAGTTATCATTAGGACCATATAGATTAGCGGGCATTAGACTGATAGCATTGAAATTATATTGTCTTCTGTAAAATGTACACATCTTTAAGCCTGCAATTTTTGCTAATGCATATCCTTCATTGGTAGGTTCGAGAGGCGCAGTTAAAAGATATTCTTCCTTGATTGGCTGAGGAGTCACCTTTGGATATATACAGGCAGATCCGAGAAACAATAATTTTTTTACACCATTTCTATATGCCGCATCTATAACATTAGATTGGATCATCAGATTATCATAGATAAATTCTCCAGGCACGGTAGCATTATAATTAATACCGCCAACTTTTGCCGCCGCTAAAAATACATAATCTATCTTTTGTGTTTGAAAAAAAGATTGTACCTGAAGTTGCCTCCTTAAATCTAATCCTCGTTTATCCTCAGTTATTAGATTGGTATATCCCTGCTCTCGTAACTGTCTTACTAAGGCAGACCCAACTAACCCTCGATGCCCCGCAATAAATATTCGACTATTCTTTTCCATAACTTTCACACATTTCCTTAACTAAAGTTTTGAAGGTATAAATAGGAGACCATCCTAGATGACGTTTTGCCTTCGAAGGATCTCCTAGTAATGTTTCAACTTCTGACGGTCTAAAATACTTGGAATCTACCTTTATTATTGTTTCCCCAGAAATCGTATCTATGCCTATTTCATCCAACCCTTCCCCCTCCCAACGAATATTCATATTAAAATAAGGAGCGGCCTCTTCCACAAATTCTTTGACAGAAAATTGCTCACCGGTGGCAATAACATAATCTTCAGGAGTGTACTGTTGTAACATTAACCACATTGCTCGAACATAATCTTTGGCATGCCCCCAATCTCGAAGGGCATTCAAATTACCTAGATATAAGCAATCTTGCTTACCTTTGCTAATGTTGTATAGTGCATCTGTAATTTTCTTAGTTACAAAGTTAAATCCTCGACGCGGAGATTCATGATTAAAAAGAATTCCAGAACAACAAAACATATTATACGATTCTCTATAATTTTTTACTATCCAGAACGCATAAACTTTTGCTACGCCATAAGGTGATCTAGGGTAAAATGGTGTAGTTTCTTTTTGAGGAATTTCCTGCACCTTACCATACATCTCAGATGTGGATGCCTGATATATTCTAACATCCTTTTCCATTCCTAATAAACGAACAGATTCTAAAAGTTTAAGTGTACCCAGCCCATCTACTTGGGCAGTATACTCCGGAGTTTCAAAAGAAACTTTAACATGACTCTGAGCTGCAAGATTGTAAATTTCTGTAGGTTTATATTTTTTAATAATACCCATCAGAGATAGAGAATCAGTAATATCTCCATAGTGTAGTTTAAAGTTTGGATTATTGTATAAATGATCTACTCGTTCAGTATTGATAGAAGAACTCCTTCGTACAATACCATGCACCTGATAACCTTTTTCTAATAGTAATTCTGCAAGATAAGATCCGTCTTGCCCGGTTATGCCCGTAATTAGAGCAACTTTGCTGGAAGCCATTATAATCTCCTAAATGATGTATCTTCAGTATAAGACAACATCTTTTGTATTGTCTCATTAGTAATTTTCCAATCACCTTTACTAATATATTTATTACCGTCGATAGCCAGGCAAAGGACATCAAGATGATCTTTTAACATTGACGGATTCAAACTTTCATCTAACCAAATATCTGTACAGAATAGTTTTTTTACATTTCTTGAACATAAAGCTGCGGCAATAGCGTAACTACCTACACCCGAGGTTGCTATGGCTTCTGCGGATAAAAGAACTTCTAGAGAATCTTTCTCCGATAGTTGTAATA